TCTCTGAAGCTCCGACTGATCTAAATAGGAAATTTCACACAATAAGACAAGGACTTCTTCATCGTGCCAAAGAAATCTCTTAAAAATTATAACAAGGACAACACAGTCATTAAAGGCGTGGATAAGTCCGAGAAAGTTAAGATCTCCAGAAAAGATGACAAAGCAACTGCAACTCTGCCAGTTGGATCATCAGATATTAATGAAGTCTGGAGAATGTTAGAAGAACGAGGATTCTCTCCAGATGACTGGGAGATCCAGAGTCTAACTGTTAACCAGTGGGAAGCTCCATCAACTGATGGCGTTCAACTGTTTGAACAGACTAAAGCGACACTGAAACAAAAACCAAAGTATTTGGGAGAGTTAATCAGTTCACTTGGATCAATTGGGAGTGCTGGTTTCAGTCCTCAACCAAAGCTCAAAGCGAAAGCTAAACAAGAGATGCTTGTGATTCTCGGTGATCACCAACTGCCATTTCGGAATGAGATATTGACTGAACTCTCCCACTCTTTCTTAAATGATCTTAAACCAGATGGTTTAGTGTATATGGGAGATCTTATTGACTTCCCTAACTTGTCACACTTTGCAACGAATCCAGATTTCACATCTACTGTGCAACAAGGGATTGATCTAGGTCATAGAACACTTAGAGATCTAAAAGACTCAGCTGGTCTAAAAAAGGGATCAGAGATGATCTTTATTGAGGGCAATCACGAAGTCAGACTGAGAAAAGCATTAGTTGAGAAACTCCCCCAGCTTTTTGGTATAAAGAAAGCTGATGTGACTGATGATGAAAAGTCTGTCTTGCATTTAGCTTCTTTAATGAGATTTGATGATCTAGGTTGGACTTATTGGGATGAACCATCAGATGTCTATCCTCATCCAGAATACGAAATCGTTAAGGGACTATTTGCCCGACATGGCAACTTTGTTCGAGCAAAGGCAGGAATGTCTGCACTTGCTAACTTGGATCGTGTTGATGGATCAATAATACAAGGACACACGCATCGACTTGCGATCACTCATCATTCAAGATGGACTGGTCAACAGATGAATTTATATACAGCTATCGAGACAGGAACTATGGCAGATCTTAAAGGTCTTGGTTATTCAAAACAACCAGACTGGCAAGGAGGATTCATAACTCTTGTTGTTGATCGCAAAACAAACACATTTCATCCAGAATTAGTGATCTTTAATGAAGACACGATCACTTGGAGAGGATTCTTCTGGAAATACACAACCAAAGGAATTAAAACAAATTATGGATATTAAGTTGAATATGAATCAGCTGATCGTTGGAGGGCTAGGAACTATCCTCACTGGTCTGGTTAGTTGGTTATTTAATACAGTTAGGGCTTTAGAGCTACAAATGGGCATATTGCAGTCTGAAGTCCAAGGAATGATGGACAAGCAATCAGAGTTATTAGGAATCCTTTCATCAGTTGATGCAGAGATCACAGAGATCATCTGGAAGATCGGTGGCAATGGATGATCGGAAAGATTAAAGATAATCTCGCAATCATAGTCACTTCATTCACACTTTTAGGATCTATCGGTGCTGGTTTATCTACTGCAACAGAGATAGTGAATAAACTACAAGGCATCGATGATCGTATGGCGTTTGTTGAGCGAGAGTTTGGCAAATTAAAAGAAGACACAATGGTCACTTCTGACATATCTGTCTTATATGAAAAAGTCTATCAATTAGAACTGGTCAGCAATCAAGCTGATCAATTTCGTGAACAGGTTGCTTATATGCAGTCTCAATTGCAGACTTTAGAACAAACCATCAGAGATGAGGGTTTCGACACACAGAATAAATATATACCAGAGAAATGGGAATGGCAGGATCTAAATGATTCGATCACTCGCATAGAGACTCTAAATCAAACCATTCAAAACAAACAATGGGAAATTGATGATCTAAAGACTCGACTGGCGTATCTAGAAGCAAACAATCACAACCATTAGGAGAAAAAATGTTTAAAGATTTAGATTTTAAAGATCTCGGAGAGCGATCAATCGCAACATTTGTCGAGACATTTATTGCAATGATAACAGCTGAAGCACTAACAGGAAGCGATGGAGATCTACTCAGATCAGCTTTTGTTGGTGGATTAGCTTCTGTCTTGTCACTGCTTAAAACAGTTATGAAAAACTATAATGCAAAAAAATAGCGATCCAAACTTCACTCAAAAGGAGCTACTGCAAATGGTCTTAGAGAAGATCGATAAAATTGAAGAGAAGTTGGACAATAAGCTCGATAAGTCAGAATTTTATAAAGTATTAGGATTGATGGCAACATTGATCCTTATCTTCGCCAGTTTTTCTATGTAGTTAAACAATAAAGGAGATCTGATGTTTAAATGTCCGATTTGTCTTCACGCTAGTTGTTCTCTTAGATGGAACAGACTCATTAATGCACTTGAGTTGCATTGTCACAGGTGTGGTCGTGGAACAAAAGTTCTGTCAGATGATGCTAAAGAAATACATTAAAATTTATTAAAAGGGTGGATTCTTCTGCCCTTTTTTTGTTTTTGTAGAGGTTTTTTTTGTCTTAGGTTTATATAGCTCATTAGCTTTGTGCCAGAGATAATAAACTTCCTTTTTAGTTGATTCATCATCATACTGTTTGTCGAGATCATCTAGGATCTCAGATTCTTTCATCTCTAAAAATAAATTAATCCATTGTTTTAAATATCCACTGTCTTTCATAACTTGCTTTTCAGTTAATCCTTTTCCTTGTAGGTCTGAAGTTATTCTTCTTAATGAAGCTCTCTCCCACAACAAATCTTTTGGATCTTTTATCTTCATATCAGTTGTTTGCAAAATTATATCTGGAGTTGGAAATCTCGAATCAAAATCATTTCCAAATAAAATAAAATCGTTTAGAAAAGACATTATCTCAGAATTTGTTAGTGGTCTCCACTGAATATCTGGGAGATGTTTTAAATTTGCTCGATAATGAGCATTCGACAATCTTAACTGGAGGAGATAATAAGAATGTTCAGTGAAAACTTTAAGAACATCTTTCCAGTGATTTTTGACAAAAGATGGTTCATCAGTCTCCTTTTCCTCCCAGTATTTAATCCCCTTGTTATCAATGCTGATTCCTTGTTCAGATAACCAGAAAGCAAGTTTGTTTTGTGATAAACCACATAAATATTGTCTAACATAAGCAAACCTCTGCTGAATGGTGTTAATCTCAATCTTCTTTTTCATTGACCAATCCTCAGTTGCAAATTCTGGATCATTAAAATAACTTGCAACACCATTGACTTGTCCAAAATGCATCATCACAACTTTTTGAGTTTTTTTAAGACCAAGCCATTTCTCATCAAAGAAATGTTGTGCCTTGTTTGAATACTCTTCAAGTTGTTGCTTTGAATGTTTAGATGGATAAACAATTGATCTAGGTTCTTGATTGTTATTATGAAAAACAATTGCAGAGATGTATGAACCATCTCCATTTAGATTCTGATCAAGTTCACTTATATGATCTTTGTCAGTGACACCATACCAAACAACAAATGTATTCCAGTTTTTCGCAAGAGACATTGATCCAAGAAACTTAACCTCAGCGAGAATTGATTGTTGCATATCATAAGTTGATGCTGTCTTAGTTTTATCAAGATATTTAGCAAACCTTTTAATTGCTGGTGTTGATAGATCAACTTTTGTCTCTAGTATTTCTTTTTCAGTCGTTGGCTTGGTCATCTTTTTAAGCAGACCTCTAGTTGGATATTTCTCATAGGTTGAAAGCATAAGACTGATGATTCGTTTATCAGTTAAAGAAGCATACATTGTGTCAATGCCCTCTTGGTATAGATCATCATCCCAACCAGTGACAATGTTCTTCCAAGCATTTGGATCAATGCCCTCAGCTTTTATCTTTGAACTTTTAGAATTAAATATGAGATTCTGAAATTCAATATCTTTTTTGTCTCTATCTTCCATACAGGAATTGTTGCAGAATTATTTAGTTTGTCAAGAGTATAGGTATAAAGAAAATTTCTTGCCTAACAATGCCATCATAATGACACATAGGTGTTAAAGTATTTATTAGTTAGGTAGAAAATATAGATTCTACCTAGCTAGGAAGACAAAGGGGCAATGTGGTTTTCACACTTGCCCTTTTTAATTATAGGAGATTGAAATGAAAAGATTGCTCTCAGTCAAAGAGATTATGGAGATCACAGGTTGGTCTAAAGCTTTCGCATACAAACTCATTAATTCAAACAAACTTCCAGCAATCCCAACAAATTCAGAAGAGAAGCTCCTCCCAATTCGTGTAGAGATTTCAGAACTAGAAAAGTTGATCAAAGGTGGTGCTGATGTCTAGCAAAGCAAAGCGTGATATTTGGTATCAACTAGATGCAAGATTGTTTGAAAAATTTGAAGTGATGCGAATAGCTCAAGCATTAAAAATAAGTATTAACGAAACAGTTGGAGCATTGGTCAGACTCTGGTCAATATCCATAACACAGTTTCCAGAGGGCAAAGGAGAACTTGTCGCTGGAAAATTAAAGGTGTCTGTCCAAGATCTTCCAGTCATTATGGCATTGGAGAATGATGGACAAGCAATATTTGATGCTCTTGCAGAGTGTCAATGGATCGAAGAGCGTGATGGGATAATTGTCATCCCAAAATGGGATATGAAAATTGGTCAAACCATTATCAAGCTCGAAAAAGATCTCGAACGAAAAAGAAAGCTGGAGGATTAATTATATGTCAGACTTAGCAAACTCCAGCTCTTCTTGGAAAGAGACTGTCTATCCAAAGATTAAAGATGCAATTTTTGAGAAGTTTGTGGATCTAACTCAAACAGATCTACGAATGAGCGAATCTCAGAAAAAGGGCTTTTTTAGAGCTTATCACGATCTAGTTGCACAAGAACCAACTCTTGAAGAGATGGATGTTGCATTCACCTCATACACCGCACACTTTGATCACATACCAAGTCCTTTTGCGTTTTCTAAACACTTCAACAGATTTCGATCTGGAATTATGCCAAACCAAAAGGGTGAAACTATTAAAAAAATTGAGAAACAACAAAAAGAATTAAAAATGTTGCAGTGGATCAAGGAAGCAGAAGCACAAGATGAGTAGAGTCACTTTAAACGAATCTATCCAGTTCCTTAAATCCATAGATGTTTGGCACGAGTTTAAATTCAGCGATGAACAGCTTATGCGTGTTGCTCCAGAGCTTCAAGACTTTGGTCGTGAGGTTCTAACTAGAGCATTAGAGCTGATCAAGACAATGGAGAAAAAACCATCACCAGCAAAGATAATGCAAATGTGTCGTGATCAGCAGGTCATTATAAAAAGTGAACGAGCATTGGAAACAAGTCCAGAGGAAGATCCCTCAACTTGGATGACATCAAAAGAATATGCTCAGTCACAGGGATTTCCAACGCTAACTGCCCTAATAAAGCACA